GGTGCTTATGGCGAGACCTAGAAAGGAAATTGATAAAGAGGAGTTTGAGAAATTGTGTGCTCTTCAATGTACATATACAGAGATATGCGCATGGTTTGATGTGACCGACAAGACACTGAATACATGGTGTAAACGTGTGTATGATATGAGTTTTTCCGAGATATTCGCAATAAAAAGGGAAAAAGGAAAAATATCACTCAGAAGATCGCAGTTTCAATTAGCACAGAAAAATGCACCAATGGCAATCTTCCTTGGAAAGAACTACTTAGGTCAGAGAGATTCTATCGAATATGAGGACAAGGATGCGATCAATAAACTGGATCAGATACTTAAGAGTATGAGCGATAAAGCAAAGGATGAAAAGAATGGAGATTGAATTATCACCAAAACAGAATGAATATATCTGTAATGCTAACCACAGATGGAATCTTAAAATCGGTGCTGTAAGATCGGGTAAGTCGTTTGTTGATATTGCGAACACTGTACCAAGACGATTAAGAGCAGGACATGGTAAAACAGGACTTAATCTAATCTTGGGAGTATCGAGAGAAACCATTGAACGTGACGTACTGCAACCCATGAGAGAGATCTACACAGACAGGCTGATTGGTACTATCAATGGGCGTAATATCGCAAGAGTCTGCGGGGAAGATGTTTATTGTCTTGGTGCAGAGAAGATCACACAAGTTGCCAAAATACAGGGTATGTCTGTAAAGTACTGCTATGGAGATGAAATTGCGAAGTGGAATCCAGAAGTATTCACTATGTTGCAATCACGTCTTGATAAGCCCTACTCTGTATTTGATGGAGCGTGCAACCCGGAGAGCCCGGGTCATTGGTTAAAAGCATTCATCGACAACCCTGATATAGACAGTTATATTCAACATTATACCATCTTCGACAACCCATTCCTTCCACAAGATTTCATCGATAACCTGTGTAAAGAGTATGCAGGAACCGTCTACTACGACAGATACATTCTGGGCGAGTGGGCGTTGGCAGAGGGATTGATTTATCCCATGTATGAGAGTGCGTTGGAAGATGCACCTGATACCGATGCAAGCGAGTACGTTCTTTCCATTGACTACGGAACACGAAACGCCTTTGCAGCCCTGTTGTGGGAAAGACATGGGCACACTTGGTACGCCACAAAAGGGTACTACTACTCCGGCAGAGAGACAGGAGTAAACAAGACGGATGAAGAGTATGCCGCTGACCTTGACAAATTTGTTGAGGGAATACCGGGAAGAATCAAGACAATCATAGATCCTTCGGCGGCATCCTTTATCACGCTGTTAAAAAAAAGGGATTGGTGCAAGCCTGTGCCTGCTGACAACAACGTATTAGACGGAATCCGTGAGACTGCAAGTGCAATGCAGTTGGGCAGAATCAAGGTGTCTCCATCCATCAAGGAATGGAAGAAAGAAGCACAGGGGTATGTGTGGGATGAGAAGGCCGTCGATGAAGAAAGACCGATAAAAGAAAATGACCATTGCTTGACGGGAGATACAATTGTAAATACAGAACATGGGGAAAAGCCGATATCTGAAATGGTTGGAACGTCAGGGAAAGTGTGGAGTTACAACACGGGAACAGGCATTGCTGAGTTAAAACCGTATCATGATTGCAGGTTGACACAAAAGCAAGCGGAAATTTATGAAATTGAAACAACTGACGGGCGTTTTATCCATTGCACAAGCAAACATCCGATATTGACAGAGCGAGGCTATGTGCTGGCAAAAGACCTTTTAGAATCAGATAAAATTATTGACATTTCCGATAGTACGAGTATTTCCTCCGTTAAAATAAAGGCAATCCGAAAAATCGGGAAAGCTGATGTTTACAACATGGAGGTCGAGGACAACCACAATTTTGCAATTGAGGGAGGCTTGATTGTTCATAATTGCATGGATTCCACACGCTACTTCGTTCGCACCATGAAGATCGCAAGGCACAAGACACAATATCAATCAATCTACATGTAAAGGAGTGAAATCATGTTAACCTATCAAGATTTAGTAGAAGCTGATAACAAGATGGATTTTGTTTTGAAGTGCATCAACGAGCACAGAAGCTCTAAAGAGTACCAAATTGCAAAGATAGCAGACGAATACTATCGCAGACAGAACACCACAATTGTACAGTTCCAGAAGATTCTGTACACATTACAAGGAAAACCTGTTGTGGATAACTTTTCTCCCAATTACAAGCTTTGTAGTGGCTTTTTTAAGATATTCACAACGCAAAAAGTGCAGTATTTGCTATCAAATGGCGTTTCATGGAACGATGAAGCCACTGCTGACAAGCTTGGCGCAGATTTTGACACCAAATTGCAAAAGGTAGCGAGGTACGCAAAACGTGGTGGGAAAGCGTACGGATTTTGGAATTTTGATCACCTTGAAATCTTCAAATTACAGGAGTTCAAGGAATTGCTAGACGAGAACACCGGAGCAGTCAGAGCCGGTGTCAGATTCTGGCAAATTGACGACACGAAACCATTAAGAGCCACACTTTATGAAGAAGATGGATACACAGAATACATCTGGAATGAGCGTACAGAAGATGGAAAGAGAATCCACGAAGGACAGATTCTTGAAGACAAGAGAGCATACAAGCTAATCTCAAGAGGAACAGAGATTGACGGAATGGAGACGGTTGACGGAGAGAATTATCCGGGCTTCCCTATCGTGCCTTTATGGAACAATGAATTTGCGGACAGTGATCTTTTAGGAATGCGGGAAAATATTGACTGCTACGATCTGATTAAAAGTGGATTTGCGAACACCGTTGATGAAGCTTCAATGCTTTACTGGACAATCTCAAACGCCGGCGGTATGGATGATGTAGACCTTGTTAAGTTCATCGAGCACATGAAAACGGTAAAGGCAGCAGTTGTGGAGGATGACGGAGCAAGGGCAGAGGCACATACACTTGACCTTCCGTATCAGTCACGAGAAGCAATTCTTGACAGACTAGAATCTGATATGTACCGAGACAGTATGGCATTTAACCCTAATGAGGTTATTGGTGGTGCTAATACAGCTACGCAGATCAAGGCAGGATATGAGGCACCTGATGATGATGCAGACGAATTTGAGTTCCAATTGATTGAATTTTTAAATGGAATCCTTATACTTGCCGGAATTGATGATGAGCCGACATTCACACGGTCAAGAATCGTGAACACACAGGAAGAGATTTCCACATTGTTGCAGGCCGGAGAGTATCTGCCCGGCGATTACATCACAGAAAAAGTGTTGACATTGCTTGGTGACGTTGACAAGGTGGATGAGATTTTGAATATGATTGACGAGGAAAGTGCGAGGAGGTTTGACGCATGGCAGACTATGGGAGAGAGTACACAGACCGGGAGCTTGCAGACCTTGAGCGAAGAATAGCAAAAGAATACGGTATTGCTTTGAAAAGTGTGAGAGAAAAGCTTAAAAAGGTTCTATCACATTTTTCTAAGCAAGACGAAGAAATGAAAAGTCGGTTCGAAAAAGGTGATATAACAGAAAAAGAGTGGATAGAGTGGAGAGAAAAAACCATTCTAAACAGCAGAGAATACCATGATTTTTTAAATGATGTTGCTTCGGATTTTGTGATGATTGACAAACAAGTGATTGAAATGGTTGGCGTGACGTGTGTTGCGTTGTGGCTATTTAACCGTAATTGGAGCCGTTTTGCAATCCAAAAAGATTCAGGGTACAATTTGTCCTTTAAACCATTAAAAGGCCAAAATAAGGCAAAAAAGGGCGTTAAAAAGGTAAACACTGCAAAGGCTATGAAGTGGAATCGTGACGTTATCCACAGTGCTGTCTATAGCAGTATGAAGCAGGGGAAGAGTATCCCACAGATTACATCGGACCTGTCAAAAGCAACAGGCAGAACATCAAGCTCTGCTATACGGATTGCCAGGACGACGGTAACGGAAATTGAGAATGATGCACGCTATGAATCTATGGTTGAAGCAAGGGAAAAGGGTCTTGATATCCGCAAACGTTGGCTTGCAACATTAGACCAGCGAACAAGAACGTCACACAGATATTTGAATGGAGTAATCATTGACATCGAAGACAAATTTGAAAATGATTTGCTTTACCCGGGGGATCCTGATGGTGAGTATGCAGAAGTAGTGAATTGCAGATGTTGTTTGCAGTGGCACATTGTATCCCACACTTACTATGACGATCAGTGGTCGAGACTTCCGTCCGGAATGACGTATGATGAATGGTTGAACGCAAAGCCTGTGCGAAAGAAGGTGAAGTGATGGAGGTTAGAGTGGTCAGTAATGTTGCAAAAGTAGGACAGCTCCTTGATGCGGCAATAGAGAACGCATTAAGCGACATGGGAATGGTGTGTTCCCGGTATGCACAGGACAAAGCACCGGTTTACACAGGAAGACTTAGGAATTCGATTCGTTACGAGGTTAAAAAAAGCGAAGATGCGTTGATTGTGGGAACAGACGTGAACTATGCCGGCTTCGTTGAGCTTGGAACCAGTAGGCAGAAACCGCAGCCATACTTACGTCCGGCAGTCGCAGACCATATTGACGAATACCGGGCGATTGTAAAAAGGAATTTAGAAAGCTAAGAATAAGAGCCATACATATCTGTATGGCTTTTATTATGCCCAAATTTCAATTTTTATTGCATTTGCATAGATTTATACCTTTTGATGAAAATATTTCAAATTTAAACGTTTATATTACAATTCTCTTTTTAGGTGTCCACATACTATGCCGAGGGCTTAAAAAAGTGAATTTTGCCTATTAGTCGCAACTAACTATACAGAACAAACGTTCTTTTGTGAGTGAGTGAATATTCATTCACTTAATTTTATTAAGTCAATTCGAAAAATCTTGCCAAAAAATGTACATTTTGTGTAGGTTTTTGTAGGGTTGTGTAGATTCAATGTACATTTTATGTACATTATTTTAGCGATTATACATTTAGTTGCCTATATATATTATATATTATATATTATATATTATATATATATATTATTATTATTTATATGTATAGTTTACTATGTACAAAATGTATAAATGTAATAAAAAAACAGAAAAGTCCTATATAAAGAGTATGAATATATAAGAATACTTTCTGGAAATGTACGTTTTATGTACATTCGAAAAAATAATGTACACAGAATCGATTTTTTGCTTGAAAAAATGTGATTACATTTCTGTTTTGCTTGCAAAAATGTGGGATTCGATTTATAATGGTTGCATAAATGTGGGATTTTACCCGCAACTCTGGAAACGAAGTATTGTTTTTAAGAAAAGGAGAATAGAAAATGAGTTTATCGAGGAAGTTCTTATCGGCAATGGGAATTGAAGAAGAGAAGATTGAGCAGATTATTGAAGCTCACACAGACACAGTTAATGCTCTCAAAGAAGCGAGAGACACCTACAAGGCAGATGCAGACAAGCTGGGTACTGTGGAAAAAGAGCTTGAAAAAGCAAAGGAACAGTTAAAAGCCGCCGGATCTGACGAGTACAAGGAAAAGTATGAGAAGGTCAAAGCTGATTTTGACACCTTTAAGGCAGATGTGGAAGCAAAGGCGAGCAGAGCGAAAAAAGAAGATGCTTACAAGGCTATTCTTAAAGATGCCAACATTCCGGAAAAGCACTATGCGAAGATTCTCAAGTATTCCGACATTGACGGATTGGAATTTGACGATAAGGGCGAACTCAGCAACAAATCAGAATTGCTCAAATCCATCAAGGAAGAGTGGGGAGATCACATTGAACAGACAGGGACACAAGGTGCCAATGTTCAGAACCCTCCTGCAAACGGTGGAAAAAGCAAGATGACGAAAGATGAAATCATGCAAATTAAGGACAGAGCAGAGCGACAGAAAGCGATGCTAGAGAACAAAGATTTATTTTTACAGTAAAGGAGAGATATTATGCCAGCATTAGACAATTTGACTACTGCGAGCGATATGAAGAAGATTCGTGAAGTTGACTTTGTGAACCAGTTCACTCACGGTTCGCTCGCAAAATTGATTGAAGTATTAGGAGTAACAAGAAAGATCCCAATGATGGAGGGTACTACCATGTACACATACTCCATGAGTGGAGAGCTTGCAAACGATGGTTCGGTTGGAGAAGGCGAGATCATTCCGTTAACAGAGATTGAGCAGGTAAAGACACCTGTTGGAGAGATTACCCTTGGCAAATGGAGAAAGGGCGTTTCTGCTGAGGCAATTAAGAAGAGTGGCTATGATGTAGCTGTTAATGAGACAGATGCAAAGCTGTTGTCACTTGTGCAGCAGAAGGTAAGAGCAGATTTGTTCTCATTTTTGAACGGCACAATCACAGGTGCAACAACCGTAACAGGTGTGGGATTACAGAAAGCACTTGCTAACGCATGGGGTCAGTTGCAGGTGTTGTTTGAGGATGATACAGCACAGGCAGTTTACTTTTTGAATCCGCTTGATGTTGCGGCTTACCTTGGCACAGCAAGCATCACAGTTCAGACTGCATTCGGCATGAACTATATCGAGGATTTCCTCGGGTTGGGTACTGTAATCACTTCAAGCAGAATCACACAGGGCACATTCCTTGCAACCGCAAAAGAGAATTTCATCATGTATTACCTTACAATGAATGGCGATGTAGCAAAGGCATTCAACCTTACTGCTGACGAGCTTGGATACATTGGTATTGCATCCGGCATCCAGAATACTGAGAGAGCACAGATTGAATCACTTGTTATGAGTGGTATCCAGTTCCTTGTTGAGTACGCTTCAGGCGTAGTCAAAGGCGAGATTGACGATTCTTTTTAAAGGACCTGACTCTTGGCGCAGAGAGTCAGGGCACAACCATCTATGGCGCGTTAGTATCTGATTTGCAAGGCTCTGACGTAAAGGTTGAGAATGGCAAGGTAACAGGTACTTTGAAGTATTATGATACTCCGGGCGAAATCGTTGACTATTGGGGACCTGGTAATTTCTTAGCGTTTAAGATTAGCGGCGAGGATTCCAATACTACTAAGACTATGGTAGGTCTTGAGCCTTCCGAGGGAAGCGGTCTTGTGGACATCCACGGTGATCCGGACATGAACGGTATCGCAAAGATTACTGATCCTAAGACACAGAAATTTAAGGTAATTCAGACCGACAATGCTGGTCATAAGAACGTGCAGTATTATGATCTGTCCGGGCTGACGCTTGAAGAGGAGGCTTAGTATGAGCGTAGTAATTGCAAAACCTGTAGGGGGCGGTAAATCCGCTCCCCAGCCTAATACCACGAAAAAGAGTGGAAAGAAGGAGAAATAACTATGTACAATTCAGTATGCAGGGAACTGAACAATTATTTTGAAAGAAAGAAGCTATTCGGATTGATGAAAGTCGAAAATGGTGTCCTTGTTAGCCCCCTCACAGCCAATATCCAGCAAGGGCAATACTTCCGGATTGTCGGAAGTGTGTTGAATGATGGTATCTATCAATTCCCTGCTACTGATTTGAAGAATGAGGAAGAGTTTGAAGGCTCCTTGTGGCTGTTGGCTTTTCCTGTTGACTTTGTGGCTTTGGTGTCTGATATTGAAGAGTGGCAAAAGAAGAACGGTGCAGTAGATTCTGCCGCAATGAGTCCGTTTGCGTCAGAGAGCTTCGGTGGGTATTCGTACTCGAAGGGTGCGAGTGACACAAGCAAAGGTGCAAATACATGGCAGGGTGCTTTTAAGTCACGCCTTAACGCATTTAGGAGGATGAAAGGTATATGAGTCTGCTGTCGGAATCGCTGGAAAACTGCATAATGATGGACAAACGAACATCACTTGATGAGTACGGGAGCTTTGTGACGGAGTATGTACCCGGTGCAGAGTTCTCTGCTGCAATTGTGCGTAACACGTCTTTACAGGGCAAAATAGCAGAAAAAGAAGGTGTGAAGGACATTTATACCATTACGACAGAAAAATCGCTTATTTTGGCGTTTGGGGACGTTTTTATGCGTATGTCAGATGGCAATCTGTTCAAGGTCACTACGAACAGCACTGACAGAAAGACACCGGCGAGTGCAAGCCTTAACATGCGAAAGGTCTCTGCTGAGGAGTACACGCTTCCGACAGGAGGTGTTGCAAATGGATAAAGCACAAGCATTGAATAGCTTTTGGAACTCTTTTGGCTTGTCTGCCTATGATGAGAACACGGTACCTAAAAACGCACAGATGCCATACATCACATACAATGTGAGCACAGGAAGGATGGATGATCTTATCCTTCTTTCTGCGTCACTGTGGTATCATGAGACATCATGGAAGAATATTCAAAAGAAAGCAGAGGAGATCGCAAAAGCGATTTGCAACTCAAAGATAATCAAAATTGATGGTGGATACCTGTATATCTCGCAGGGTTCACCTTTTTCTCAAAGGATGTCAGACGAAAACCCTGATATCCGGCGAATATACTTGAACTTAACGGTTGAATTTTTTACAGAAAGTTAGGAAGGAGAAATGAAATGGGAAGATTTACAGTTATTTCCGAAGACGCTTTTGACACGTTGCAGGTAGATGCAGGAGTTCTGTTGTCACGCTTTGACCCAGCGAATCCAGTCAGACCGAACAGCGAAGACATTATCGCAACCACCACAGGGGGGATTAATCCGACGTGTGTTCCGACATACTCTGATTTGGCGGAGGATGTGGATAATGCGGCAGTGAATTTGAAGGAATACAAGCATCTTGATTCTTGGGCTTGTGCAATGGCGTTTACGACGCTTAAATTTAACGCTGACAACATTGCTTGGTCATTGGGTGCATCGGAGAAGACAAACGGTGCAAACTACACAAAGATTGTACCGAGAAGAGACGTAAAGCAGTCTGATTTTAAGGATATTTGGTGGGTTGGAGATAAAGCAAACGGCGGTGCTGTTGCGATTAAGCTTGAGAATGCACTGTCAACAGCAGGCTTGTCCATTCAGACCACGAAGAATGGGAAAGGCACAAGTGCTGTCACGCTGACCGGTCATGTGTCTGTGACAAATCAGGACAAGGTGCCTATGGAGTTCTACGACATCGAGATTGACGATGTAGACACCTTCAGAGTAACGCAGAATCTTGTGGGTGTAACATCGTCTTATACTGACAGCTATGCACAGGAAGGTGATTCGCTTGAGATTACGCTTACAGCATCTGAGGGAACCATCAGCACTGTTGTGGTCTTAATGAATGGTGAAGATGTGACCGAAGATACTTATGATGCAGGTGTGATTACCATTGCAAGTGTAACCGGTGACATAGTAATCACTGCAATTGCAAGTTAAAAAAAGGAGAATAACACATGAAGAATTTAGCGAACTGCACACCAAAAGAGTTTTTGGTACAAACAAATAGAATCCGAAAAAAAGCCGAAAAATGGCTCAAAGACATTGACCTTGCAGGCATCCGGGCAAAAGCCCCGGTGCTTGAGGAAATCAAGGAAGGAATGTCAGAGTCAGAGATTGCAGATGTAATGTCAAGGAATAAAAAGGCATTACAAGAGCAAGCATTGAACAATTTTTCTGAAATTCTTGACGGAATGCTGGAAAAAGATGTAGATGGAACGCTTGAGCTTTTGGCTTTAGTCAATTTTGTGGATCCGAAAGATGTAGACAACCACAGCATGGCTGAATATCTGACAAACGTTACTGAATTGATTCAGGATGAGGCGGTGATTGGTTTTTTTACGTCATTGATGCGATTGGTGCAGAGCAATTCTTCGAGTGTTGCCAAGAAATAAGGCTTGACCTTTTAGATTTGTTCGGAAAGGGGTATGTAATTGAACATTGCATATCCCTTTTTTCGAAGAAACAAATTGAAAAAGCCTATCGCATCTATGTTACCGATTGCTTGAAAGCAATCGCAGAAAACACGACACATTTAATGAGTTTTGAAGGCGTGATTGATGTAGGCAGTCACATGGAGTCACGGTTTGCCGACATCATAGACTTTGAGAAAAAGAAAAAGATAGAAGAGTTTGAAAAGAAGTCCACAAATCAGATTGTGGACGAGATTTGGAATGGTATGAAAGGAGGTAAAAAGCATTGAATTTGTTGAAGTTATTTGTAAAGCTTGGCATAGATGACAGCGAGTACAAAAAAGGAATTGCAGATGCAGAGGCAGACGCAACATCGAAGGGCGGTAAGATTGCAACAGCACTTGGCGTAGTAGGCAAGACCGTTGCGGCAGGCGTCGCAGTTGCAACCGGAGCAGTGGCGGCGTTAACAAAGCAATCTGTTGCGGCGTATGCAGAACAGGAACAGTTGATAGGCGGTA